GAATACAACCTGAGATAATAAAAAAATGGGAAGAATCTTTTGCTTCAATTGTCAAGGAATGGGATAAGTAATGGCTGGAAGTAGAACCCTTAAGCTTTCAATCCTTGCCGACATTGATAACCTTAAAAAGAATCTTAATGCTGGAGAGAAAGAAGTTGAAGGCTTTGGCGGTAAGTTAGAGAAGTTTGGTAAAGTCGCAGCAGCAGCCTTTGCAGCAGCAGCGGCAGCAGCAGCGGCCTATGCTGGCAAATTAGCAATTGAAGGTGTTAAGGCCGCCATCGAAGATGAGGCTGCCCAACTTAGATTAGCCAACGCTCTTAAAAATGTTACTGGCGCAACCAATGATCAGATAGCCGCGATAGAGCAACAAATCCTAAAGACTTCGCTGGCGACTGGCGTTGCTGATGATCAACTACGACCAGCCTTCCAACGCCTAGCGATAGCAACGGGCGATGTTACAAAATCGACAGATTTGCTTAGACTAGCTTTAGATATATCAGCGGCTACGGGTAAAAGTGTTGAGGCAGTATCTAACGCTTTGGGTAAAGCCTATGAGGGAAATACTGGCGCTCTGGGGCGTTTAGGGGTAGGCCTATCGACTGCTGAAATTAAGTCTCTTGGTCTTGAAGGGACAATGCTTAAACTTGCAGACACCTTTGGCGGTGCAGCTACAACTCAAGCCAACACTTTTGAAGGTCAATTGGCTAGATTACGGGTTGGCTTTGATGAGGCTAAAGAATCTATAGGCGCTCGGTTATTGCCAATTTTGCAACAGACTTTAGATTATGTAGTCAATACTGCCATACCACAATTTATTAAATTTAAGGATAATGCACTCAAGCCAATTCAAGACGCAATAGAAAACAACAGAGAAGGCTTTGAGAAATTTGTGGCTTTCTTAAAAAACTTTGTCATACCAATATTGATTAACACTTTTGGAAATGCGTTAGAGACAATTGGCAAAGTTGCAGGGGCTACTATAACAATTATCTCAAAAGTAACTAGTTTTATTAGTAGTGCGGTCGGTGCAGCAATAGATGGCATAAATGCTCTTATCAGAGCCTATAACAAAATACCTTTGCTGCCAGATATTTCTACAATCTCAAAACCATCATTTGCGCAAAATAATTCTACTGGTTCTAACACAGTCACAGGTGGGTCTTTGCCATTTGGACTTTCGGCAAGCAGCGGAACTTCGTCCGTTCCAAATGTCGTTACCCCTACTTTCACAACTCCAAGCACACAATCATCAGCAAATTTAAATGTCACAGGCACAATGCCTAGCTTCCCATCTGGATTAAGTGGCGCTAATTTATCTATTCCAACTAACTTTGATGTAAGCAATGTGCGTAGAGGCGATGCTGCTGGCCAACCTATTACTATCAATGTCAATGCCCCAAGCGCCATAGATGAAGAAGGATTTACTAGAGCGGTTGTATTAGCTTTAAACAATAGCAACTCTCGAACTGGGGCTGGCGCACAACAACTTGCGGGCCTATGACAATTTGGAATCCTACTTATCGCGTTAAAGTTGCGGGCACTACAGTCACCAACGCAACTCTCAGCGGTCTTACAATTACTTCAGGCCGAACCGATATTTATACCCAAGCAGTTGCAGGTTATTGCAATGTAACCTTGATTGAGACTAGTGAGACATCAGTTCCATTTGAGATAAATGATGCAGTTACAATAGAAGTGCAAGATTCTACTGCAACTTATGTTAATCTTTTTGGCGGGTTTATTACCGATTTAGGCATTACAGTTCAAACCTCAGGATCAACTGCTACCAGTCAGCAGATAAAAATAGTTGCAGTAGGAGCTTTAGCTAGATTAAATAGAGCCGTATATGTTGGCAACTTTGCGCATCAATTTGATGGTGACCGCATATTAGAGTTATTAAGCACATTACTTTTAAATCAATGGAATGAAGTGCCAGCAGCGGAAACCTGGGATGGCTATGACCCAACGACACAATGGCTCGATGCTGAAAATACTGGTTTAGGTGAGATTGACACTCCTGGCGATTACGAGTTACATTCCGAGACAGGATTAAACGACACAATTTATAATCTAGCTTCTCGCTTTGCAACCAGCGGATTAGGTTATTTATATGAGGATAATCAAGGAAGAATTTCATATGCAGATTCGACTCATAGAAGTCAATATCTTGGCACTTATGGCTATGTTAATCTTGATGGCAATCACGCAGTAGGGCCAGCTCTTTCTATAGTCAAACGCTCTGGCGATGTTCGCAACTCGATTACTCTTGGCTATGGAGTTGGTAGTGCGGAAGTTACCGATGAGGATTTAGAATCTATTGAGCTTTATGGCGAGTTAGCTACCTCTATAAAAACTACCCTTAGACATTCGGCTGATGCTGCCGATCAAGCTGCCTTTTACTTGGAAATCCGAGCATATCCACAATATGCTTTTAGGCAGATTACTTTCCCAATGGGCAATCCTGAAATTGACGATACTGACCGAGATGCTTTGCTTTCGGTGTTTATGGGTATGCCTTTAAATATAGAAAATCTGCCCAACAATATGGTTGATGGCCGCTTTCAAGGCTTTGTAGAGGGCTGGACTTGGACAGCAGGTTTGAACAATCTCAGCCTCACCATAAATCTATCGCCGCTTGCATTTAGTCTCCAAGCGTATAGATGGGAGCTAGTAGGTGTGTTAGAGACTTGGAATACAATCAGCCCAACTTTGGACTGGTTAGAGGCTACAATAGTCGCTTAAGGAGAATAATGGCCAATACAACAAATTATAACTGGGAGACGCCAGACGATACTGATCTGGTTAAGGATGGTGCTGCCGCTATCCGTACATTGGGTAGTTCCATTGATACAACTACAAAAAACCTTAATCCACAGACTACTACTGGTGCACTGGCTTATAGATCAGCAACTGCCAATATAAATACTGCTTTGCCAATAGGAACTCCAAATCAAGTATTGCGAGTTAATTCTGGTGGAACCGCTCCTGAATGGGCAACAAGTGCAGACCAGACTCCGCTAACTACCAAAGGCGATTTATTTGGTTTTGATACTGCTGATGCAAGAATTCCAATTGGGACTAATGGGTATGTTCTTACAGCCGACTCCACGCAAAGTCTTGGATTAAAATGGGCTGCTCCTGCTGGTGGTGGCAAAGTGTTACAGGTTGTTGCTGCTACTTATTCAACAACACAAACAACAACTAGTGGAACTTATGCAGATTCTAGTTTGACGGCAACAATTACACCATCATCAGCAAGCAGTAAAGTATTGGTTATGATTGACACAAATGGTATTTTAGGAACTGGCAACAGTAACGCAAGAGGTGGTTTAAGATTACTTCGCGGAGGAACAGTTCTATCATATATTTCTACTGGTCTAGTTTATTTTGCAGGCGGCGGCGGCAGTTCCAATGGCGGTGTAGGTGCATCTATTGCATATTTAGATACACCAGCAACAACCTCTGCAACTACATATAAAACGCAAGTCAATAATAATGGTGGCGCTGGAACTATTTATTTTCAATTTGATGATGGCACAAATGGCACAACTTCTTCAATCGTTCTTTTAGAGATAGGCGCATAATGGCAACATCAGCAGAAGTTCTAGCAATGCTTATTCCAAATGGTGGTTATACCCAAATTGGTGAGTCTTACGAAGGCATCACATTTATAGAAGCTGAGCCGATTACTAAAGAAGAATGGGAAGCTGGCTTTCCTGTTTATGATGCTTGGAAGGCGCAAAAAGATGCTGACGAAGCAGCTGCGAAGGCAGCGGCCGAAGCTAAGCTTGAAGCATTAGGTTTAACTGCCGAAGATTTAGCAGCTTTAGGGCTTTAATTAAGCTTTGCTAAACAATGGCTAAATTATGCGCTGCTGGTATTCAACTAAGAAATCAGATTGATGACGATTATCCTGACAGGGATCGTAAGTCTGACGGCTGGATTGCTGATGCTCGGCACATTGCTAAAGGCAATTCTGACCATATACCAGCAAATGGAATCGTTAGAGCTATAGACATCGATTCTGATTTAGCAGCGCACAAAGAAGAAGCTTTTGCGTTGGTTGAGAAGATTCGTAAATGCGCCAAGAAAGGCGATAAGCGCATCAAATATATTATCTATGATGGAAAGATTATGAGCCCAATACTGGGTTGGAAGCGCCGTAAATACTCAGGCCCTAATCCTCATCGTTCTCATTTCCATATTAGCTTTACAACTTTGGGAGACAAAGACAGTAGTTACTTTGACCTAGAAGGAGACAAGAATGAGCGACCTAAAAAAGATGGCCGAAAGCTGGGCAAAGACATTCCTAGCGACAG